GTATAACCCATCGCTGCGTTATCACTTGCGCTTGTGTCTCCGTCTGCGTTAATAGTAGAAGCGGTAACATCACCAACAATATCTACGTTAGTCGTGCCAGTGGGTATAGTCAGTACCGACCCATCAGCATCATTTTTTAAAGTAACGTCGGAAGTTGAACCTTGACCCGTGACAATAATGCCATCGGCAGAAGCATAACCAACCGATGCGGTGTCTCCAGAAGCTGTGTCACCAGCAACATTTAATGTGTTTGCAACGAACAAATCTCCTGATACGCTTAAATCAGCTAACAGGTCATAAACAATACCTGCCGAAGCACCACCGCCATCAGTAGCAATCATCTTTACTTGACCTGCGGAAACTGCAACATTAGCCCCGCTTGATCCTTGAGAAAAAGTAAGTGTATAACTGGTTGCGTTTTCTATTATCCAAACTTTGGACAAGGTGTTTGGTGCAAGGGTTACTGTACAAGCTTGACCGCCACCAGTGCATTTTAAATAAAGCGAGCGAGCTTCGTCGGTTGACCCATCGGCAACAGTAATAGTGTGTGTTGAAGCGTCTGCAATCGCCTCTGAGCCATAGCTAAAAGCTTCTGCTATTAGTTCTAGGTTAGTGTTAGTAACAGTACCCCAAGAACCTGATTTCTCTCCCGTTCCAATCTCTTCCAATCGAAGATCGTTTACATAGGTACTTGCCATGACTAATCAATCCTTATAATTGCGCTAGTTCCTGCTGCTGGAAACTCAATCGTAAACGTACCGCCACTAACACTGTAATCAGCACCAAAAGCCAGAACAGCAATTGCTTTGTTTGAATTGCTTGAGTTATAAATTAAAGCTCCGTTTGCAGTAAAAGTAGCCGAAGTCCATTGAGGATTGTCAGAGTCAAAATAAGCTGTAGTACCAGAAGTTGCAATTGTAGTATTAGCAAGAGTCACCCCTCCTGTAGCATACCCGTTTCCGTTTGCCACTTCGTTACTAGTGCTATAAGCAGTAGTTCCTGCGCCCAAACTTGCCGAGCTTGTAAACAAGGCAATCTTTATTGTGTCTGTGTCAAGTTGATGACCTTCTTGTAAAATCTCGGCTTTAAAAGAAGTTGCCATTGCTTGTGAAATTGCCATCTAAATTCCTCCGTCGTATTCTGATGCGTAATCTCTTGCCATTTCTTGTTGAAACAACTGAATCGCTTCGTCAAATTGAGCTTTATATAAGTTTACAGTCTCTGGTGCTTTTAAGAAAGCCGAAGCCTCCAACAAACAAGCACTTAACAATACGTTTTCTGCGTTATTCCCAATCCAACTTGTCGTGTTTGAAGACGAAAGACCTGTTTCTGGGGCAATATAATCTGCTTTATACGCTAAGGTTGCGCTTGGCGTTGGTGCTAACATCACCACTGTCCCAGAGGTTGAGCTTGAATTTGTCGAATACATCTCAGGCGTTCCAGTTGTAGAAGCATTTGGATGATAATCACGAACATAACTATCAATGCGATGGTTAAGATATACGACATTGCTACTAGAATCTGTAATAGATAGCTGTCGAATCATCCTTGCCGTTGGAATAGTGTATTCGCTAGTGCCTACTACCAAAGTTCCAGAAGCACTGCCTCTAAAACAAGGAAGAGAAGGCAACCTTTGAAAAATCATCTCCTCGGCTTGAGAGATAATCTGGTCAATAGAATTAGAAAGCTCAGTGGAATCGTCTTCTAAAAAATTCTGTATATTAGAAACCAAAGTAGAATAGTTCATTTATGTATCACCGTAAGAGCCACCACCGTAAGAATCTTGACTCCAACCTCCTAAGTTAATCGCTTCCGTACCTATTGCACCTGTACCTGCTACCCCAGTTTCAGTAAGCGACATTCCAATGCCAAATTCGCCTATAGAAGCAACTGCACCTGTACCTGCTACTCCAACCGTGTCAGTTTCGCTTGCAGACAATACAAACTTGCCAATCCCACCTATCCCAGAAATACCAACATTTGGTTTCTCGTAGGCTTTGGCATTCATTGTTGTGCCAGTTAAATTATTATTAAACCAATTAAACGCAAGGTCAATTCTAATATTTATCGGGTCATTGTCTGGTCTTGGTTTAAAAAGAGAAGTCGCGTCAACTACATTTTTAGGGGGATCAAGCTGTGGGTGTTTTGGCTCAAACTCTTGGGGTTCTACCCTTAATCCGTCCCAAGTTGTCTTTAGGTCTTTGTACGGGACTTTAAAGCCACTGCGATCTGATATTGCCTGTGCTTTTTTGCCTTTTGCGTATCTAGCCATTTAATTCAAATCCAAAGTCGTCGGTCGAACCCTCAATGAAACGCCATCATTATCCGCTGAATACGCAAGCTCAAAAGCTCTTTCGTACACTTGAGATAACACTGGGAAACGGTCTGGAGCATATTTAATAGCTAACTTGCTTGCCAATCCACTACAAATGCAATCATTCCAACGATAAGGAACGTCTGCGTCTTGATTTGCCAAGTTAATATCTTCTAGTTGATTAACAGCCCAATAAACAAGGCTATAGTTGCTAGAGTCTGGAACTTGCCAAACATTTATTGTCGGAATGTATTGCTTGTTAAGCATGTACTGAGTTGGTTTGCCTGAACTAGTTTTATTAGGAATTTGGTTGTAATCCGCAATGCTAATTCTTTCGACTGGTATATCTGTTTGTACGCTATCGCTAGAGTCACGGACTACGACATCAATCAAATCAACCGTTCCAGCAGGCAAAGCGTAAGCAAGCGTCCCAGAGGTTAAGGACAAAGTTGCATTGTTAACCGTCCAATAGTTAATCCCTCTGTTTGCCCACTCGGAAAATAGCAAATTAAGGCTTCTTCTTGCAGAAACTGCATGATGACCTGTTCTAGTCTGGGGATCTAAACCACAACGCTCAAAGGACTCTGCTATTATTTCTTCAACATTTGGTCTAAATGCGACTGTGCCTGAAGTTGCCATTAATACTCTTTAATGCCTCTAATCACAATTTGATACGCATCACCAGCTGCTCCTGCGCCAGTTGTCGTAAATTTAATGTCACCTGTTCCGCTTGCTCCATAAGATGAGCTTGTTGGCAATCCACCAAACCTAGAAAAATCTTGATATCCAGACTGACCTTCATCAAGGTGCAAAATTATTATGTCGGTATCGGCATCTGCTAAAACTTCTACCGTCATAGCTTTTATAACCCACCAACACTCTATTATTCTTATCCCTGTGCAAGAAGACCCGTTAGCATTTTTGCTTAACCCAGAAACATCTATTTTAAGAACTGCGCTTTCATCGCCAGCATCTACATATTGGTATTGGAAAGCATAAACAACTTCACGGGTGCTTTCTGAAATTTTTGTTGACGTTTTAAGGTCTGCCATTGTTCTCTCCTAAATAATAGGTGAGGTTTTACCCTCACCTAAATTAAACTACGCTACTTGAACGTATTCAATTATAAAAGTAAAAGAACCCGCAGTTGTAGCGTCTACCGTGTTAGTAATATTGCAATAGATTGTGCGTTCTGTTGCGGTGTACTGAACAGACGCAGGAGCAGTTGTCCCACTTTCTGTCTGTAAAACAAGACTAGGTAGCGTTACGTTGCCAAGAACAACTGTTGTACCGCCGTCTAATATTTGATCTGTAACAGCTGCAACAATTTGCGCTCCAGAAGAAGACGTACCAACTTCATAGCCAATGTCTCCTGTTCCTATTACGGGAGCAGTTACGCATAAAATCTTAATATTCGTAATAATAGTGTTTGCTGGTTGGGTAAATTCACCAATAGCGGGGCTATCGCCAGCGGTTGAGTTAACTGTTACGCCTGTGGCAAAGCCAACGTGTTTGACGTATTTGTTAGTTACAATACCTGTAGAAGCAATCGTTGCAACGTCGGTAAAAGCACCTGTAGTCGCATTCTTTGAAACAACTGCAAAACCGTTTTCTGAACGGACTTTTCCAGTAAAAGTTGTATTAGCCATTTTACATTTCTCCTGTCTTTGGCTTTAGTCAATCACATTATGTGACTGTCAGAAAAAACAAAGGGGGTTTTTACACCCCCTTAGCTATATTTATGCACCTTCTGAACCGAAAGCTCCGCGCCAATCAGTAAACCCGAAAGAATATCTTTCGCGTACTTTATAGCGGTAGTCTCCAGTGCTGAAGTCGCCTTCCATTCCCTTCTTCAAAGCAGTTCTTTGGAAGTATTTTAGACCGTCTGGCACATCGGTTTGTACAAACCAAGCATCAGAATCTGTAAGACGACGCATAACGTGATAGCCCTGTGGAAGATATCCACCAGACTTAATCGCATTAAGATCGTTGTCAGCAGTAGCAGTCCTCAATTGACTTTCAAGAAGTCGCTCTGCAACAAAAGAGTATGCAGTTGGGATCACCAACTTAACGCCTTGTGCTGCAATACGAAGTCCTCGGTCGTCCTTCATGTCTGCAATGTTGATAAGGATGCTTTCAAGTGAAGTCTCACTTAGGTCAGCAGCAGTAGCCAAAGTATTTGATTGGTTTCCTGCTCGCGTAGGATGAGAAGTGCTAAATAATGCAACTCCATCTCCACCAGTGTAAGAACTTGAGAAGCCGTTATTCAACACGTTTGCGCCTTTGATTTCCTTAGTGGAAGACATAGACCGAGCCAGTGCTTTCGTATAACGAGAGGCAACTGAGCCGTATTGACCATCTTCTTCAGCTTCTTCGGTAATCGCAAAAGCTAAAGCGATAGTTTCGTGTTGGTAACGAGCAGTCCACTGTTGACTCGCTGAGTCATAGCTTATTGCTGCTCCTTCTGTTTTAACAGGCGCATTGCCAAATCCTTCCAACAAAACGTCTTCTTCAAACGCTCGGTTACTAGAATTTGTGCTAAACACACCTTCCCATTCGCTAGGGTAGCTGTCGTACTCTAATCCAAAAAGAGTATTCAAACCCGGCTCTAGCATCTTAGCAAAACTTGCTCTATTCATAGCCATTGTTAATCTCCTTTTAGATTCCTGCTACATTGTTGCCAAGAATATGCTCGTTAATAAGCACCTCCATGACAGCGTTAGTTCCAAAAGCATTTTCAGGTGAATCCCATAAAGCTAGGATCTTACAGGAAGCAACGCCAGCTGCCATTGTTCCTGATAATTCAAAACCTGATTGCCCTGTTGTTGTAGACCCTGCGCCTGCTACTACGTCGCAACAGTTGCCAATGTTAGTCTGGGCAGGTGAACCTGCTGACTGACACTTGTAGACGATCTGTGGATCGTCATACACTAAAGCAACTATGTCCGTAGCGGTAGTGCCAGTGGGCCAATACTCACTATAAACAAAAGAACCATCTGATGCGGTATAATTTACCCCAGCGAATACTCCAATGTTGTTTGTCTCAGTTGCAGTATGAGGTGTAATCACCCCACCGCTAGTAAGAACACACAAATCTCCACTGAAAATATTCTCAGCCAACGTACTAGTAATTGTGTACTTGTTGGTTCGTATGGTGCTACCACTCATATGGCGAACTGGCACAAAGCCAAAGGCTGCATCTGCATTTGCCATTTTATTTCGCTCCTAAAAGTTAGTTATCTTCCATGACCGAGAGATCCCGACCACGACTTGATGTGCTTTCCATATTCTGTTGAATAGGAACGCCTTTTGCACGTAACTCCTCTAAGTTGCCTGTGATAGACTGATCTTGCTCAAACTGCGTATTTCTAAAGTAAGCCTTCATCGACTTAAATTTTTCAATAGGCATTTCGCAAAGCATCATTCCTTCAACACCAATGCAACCAGACCACTCTCCATGATTGATAGTCGGAAAAATCTTCGTATCAACTGAGGAGGCTTCTCTTGGTTGCCAACCTGCTCTCATTCTTTTGAAAACATTGTCAGGAGTTTCTTTACCTTGAATCGAGGTAGCTATCCATCGTTGAACATAGCCAGAACGTGCAGGCGGTGCGTCCAACAACGAGGGTGGTTTCCAAGGGATATCAGAACGTGATTCTTCTTCTCTTGGAGACTTTCGGGTTTGTTTTGCTCTTACATTTCTTGACTCAGCCATGACTAGCTCCTTCTTTGCTTACGGATTTCAGACTCATATACTTTAAGTTTCTGTTCATCAGTTATACCAAGTTCTCTAGCCATTGCGAGTTGATCTTTTGAAAGACGAACCCGATTACCGCTGTAAGGTTGACCGCCAGAAGTAGGGGCGACAGGATTTCTTCTTTTTGTCCTAGCCTTTTCAACAGGTACTGGTTCAGAGACTACATCAGGAAAAGTCTTTTGTAAACGTCTAGTTAATTCGACGTAATATTCATCGCTTTCCTTGTCATAACCTTCCATCTCCAATTGAACGTCGATTGACTTTGCAAACAAAGTTTCTCGCTCATACCCAGAAGCCTTGAACCAGTCGTTTTTCTGTATCCATTTTTTAGCTGAATCAGGGATTTCTGGTGCTTGTTGTTGAGGTGGAGGGGGAGGTGCTTGAGGAGCAGGGGCTTGCTGTCTTTGCATCTCATTGACACGGATAGCAGCCCTCATGTCAGCTAATTGCTCTTGAAAATCAACTTGAGCATCGGTATCTCCTTCTTCTACCGCCTTTTTAAGCGCAAGTTTGGTTTGCTCATATCGTTGAACAAACTGGTTTTCTTGTTGGCTTTGAGAACCTTGCTCTAGCTTTTCAAGCCGTTGCATCATCGCATTGTTTTCAGCTTCAAGCCGTGAGGCTCTAGCTTCAGACTCTTTGCGTTGATCGACTAGCTTTTTAATCCTACGTTGTACCTTTTTGCTGTACTCAGGATCGTCGCTTTGCTTATCTTCTGCGACTTTAGGCTTAGGTTCTTCTTCTGCTTCTTCGGCAACTAGCTCAGTGTTTTCTTCGATGGGTGGCTCTAATTCTTCAGGTTCAACCACCTCAATCTCAAAATCTTCGCTTTTTTGCTTTTTGGTTCTTTCAATCTCTTGCTCAATTTCGGCAAGTACGTCTTCTTCAGACATGGTAGCGTCCTCCATGATTACGCTTTAAGATATGTAAGCAGATATTTCCGTTTCTTCTGGGACAATTGACGTAATTTCGTCATCGTTTAACAAAAGAAACTTCACTCCATTTACTACAATTTTCTGACCTGCGTATTTACCGTAGGTAACTTTTGAACCAACATAGGGAATAATGTCTGTTTTCCATCGTTGCCCTGTATCCCTATCTCTATAAGCTAAGTCGCCAAGAGCAGCAATCCGACCAAACGCGGTCAGGTACTGTTCGTTATCAAGAGTCTCATTGGATAGATAAATCCCACCATCAGTCGTCCGTTTTGGTTCTTGAGGTTGGAGTAAAACTTTCCAGTTTAGAGGTTTAGGGAGTTGGTGAGAGGCGATAGTCGCCTTACTTTCTTCGTCAGTATATATATCGTGAACATGTGGATGAGTCATGTTAAGCATCCTCTTCGTCTAGTTTTTTTAAAGTATCATCAACAATCTCAGAAGCTTGTTGTAAACCTTCTGCTATTCCGATGTGTTTTTGGTATGACTGAAAATCGGATATACGACCCTCAATCATGCTCTCGGCTATCTCTAGCCTCTTGTTCGACAGATTCTTTTTTATCTGCCGAAGCAAGTCTGTTATCGTCATTTTCTGCTCCTGTGTTACTTTGCATTGAAACGCCAGTTACACGAATAACAACGTCTTGTTTTTCGTCAGCCATAAAAGCTAATATCCTTTGTTCTTTTTCTTTCCTTTATTAGCTTTCTTTTTCTTCTTAACTTTCTTCTTAACTTTCTTTGGTTTTGTTCCGTACACCTTTTTACCTCCTTTGGTGATTAAAGACGGGAATGAAGCCCTATTCATAACTGTTTTCTTGTTCTTTTGCAACTTGCGAGCCTAGAATCCCTGTCCCAATTGCAGTAAACGGAGCAAAATAACTTTGCCCTTGTTCCCTCAAAGCCTTTTTAAGTTTTTCGGTGATCTTAAATCCTTTGACTACTTCCCCTGTTCCAACATCCAAGTCTATAAGTTTAATGTCAGGATCTAACGGTTTTAAAATCTTCTCTGCAATCTTAGGCACTGCAACACCGTAAAATTCTTCTGCATCCGTAAAGCCTTGCCTTTCTCTGTTAAATATAGGCTCACCAAGAGTTACATAATCTGCGTTAGCGTCAACTGCTTTTGCAATTTCCCCTTTAAGCATGATTCTTGTTGTGTCTCTTTTTTCTTGGATGTAAGGAGCATCCATTACAGTGGGTTTTGTTTTTTCTAAATCCTCAAGATTTTCTAAAGCATTTCCATAAGTTTCTATATCTTTTCCAAGCTTCCTAAAATCCTGCGTTATTTCTTCTTTCACTCTCAGAAGACTATATGGAATATAATCATCCTTTCCAAGCAAAGGCAAATGAAGGTTACTAAAATCAAAATAATCTACTATTTCATAGTAAT